AAATGGCGGGACAAACTCAGGAGGCGGAGCGGGTGGAAGTCACGATGCTTCTGCGGGCGGAGCTTCTGGTGGTTCTGGAATTGTATTTATAAAAATTCCTACTGCAAATTACACAGGAACAGTATCAGGTTCCCCGACTGTATCAACAAGTGGGTCAGACACTCTATTAAAATTTACTGGAACTGGTTCATATACTGCTTAGGAGAGTATTTAATGGCACATTTTGTAGAATTAAAAGGTAATAGGGTTATTAGAACTCTTGTTGTTAATAATGATGTATTGAAGGATGAAAACGGGGATGAACAAGAACAACTTGGTATTGATTTTTTAAAAAGCTTATTGGGCGGCGAATGGTTGCAAACATCATACAACGCAACTTTTAGAAAAAACTTTGCTGGTCCCGGAATGCTATATGATAAAAATCGTGATGCTTTTGTAGAAACTAGAGAAGGTGTACCACCGTCATGGGTATTTGATGAGGATACTTGTAGATGGAAACCTCCCATTGATAGACCAGAAGATGGTTTAAAAATGTTTAAATGGGATGAACCTTCTGTAAGTTGGAAAGAAGTTAATGCATAANCATNNCATCNNTNGCGTAGCAATGACTTATTAGGAGAAATAAATGTCAGTAACTACAAGACAAACTCTGATTGATTATTGTTTGCGACGCCTCGGCGCGCCCGTAACAGAAATTAATGTAGATGACGAACAAGTATCAGATCGAATAGATGATGCGATTGAATATTTTCAAGAGTATCATTTTGATGGTGTGGAAAAAGTTTTTCTTAAAAAGGTATTAACACAAGCAGATATTGATAATGAATATCTAACTGTTGATAATGCTATCATTAGTGTTCTCCGTGTACTTCCTATTCCTAATTTTAATGCTTTTCAAACAGGATTCTTTAATGAGGAATATCAATTACGTTTAAATGATTTAGAAAATATGCAAAGCTCAGCAATAATTAATTGGGCTATGTCACAAACTAATTTTTCATTAATTGAACATTTATTTTCTATTCAACCAACGATGTTGTTTAATAGAAAACAAGATAAAGTATATTTAGAAACTGATTGGGCGAATAAATTTTCAGTTGATACTATTCTTATTGTAGAGGCATATCGTGCACTTGATCCATCTACATATCCTCAGGTATATAATGATGCGTTCTTAAAAAAATATGCTACTGCCTTAATTAAACAACAATGGGGAAGTAATTTAAAGAAATTTACTGGTGTAGTTTTACCGGGTGGTATTTCATTAGATGGTCAAACAATATTTACAGAAGCTACCGAAGAAATTACTAAAATGGAAGAAGAGATGAATTTAAAATACGAACTTCCACCTGATGGGATGATAGGTTAATGGCCTCAAATATTTATTTTCAAAACGCAACTGCAGATCAAAATTTATTAAATGAGATTAACAGAGAGGTTATACAACAGGCTGGTATAGATGTAGTATACTTACCAAGAACTCTAGTTAAAGAAGATACCGTATTAGATGAAGATGTTATATCTAAATTTGATACTAAGTATGATATTGAAATGTATGTTAAGTCCTCGGATAATTTTGGTGGAGCTGATGATGCTATATCTAAATTTGGTATGGCAATTTCAGATGAACTTATTTTAACAGTTCATGCTGAACGGTTTAAATTTGTAACGGGTATGGGNACACCCAATGAAGGTGATTTAATATGGTTTCCGTTGGCAAAAGAATTATTTGAAATTAAATTTGTTGAAGACGAACAACCTTTTTATCAAGTCGGAAAGAATTATGTCTTTGACTTGACATGCGAACAATTTGACTATAGTGGAGAGAAAATTGATACTGGGGTTGCGGCTATTGATCAGATTGAGTCTGATAATGCGTATTCAATTGATATATTAATGACTATTGGAGGATTAGGAACATATCTAGCAAATGAGAAGGTATATCAGGGTAATACATATGAAACAGCAACCGCTAAGGCTGTAGTTTCATATTGGAGACCTGATACGAGGAAATTAAGAGTTCATAATATTGTTGGTACTTTTGCAACTGATTCATATGTTACCGGTAATTTAAGTGGTGCAAATTGGAGTGTAACCTCCACGGATGACCAATTATTACCAAATGATGGTTTTGCTGATAATAAAGTTTTGGAAACAGAGGGTGATAGTATACTAGACTTTTCTGAAATGGACCCATGGAGTGAGGGCGACTTATAATGTTCGGACAACATTTTTATAATAAAAATATTAGAAATATTGTAGTTTTATTTGGTACAGTATTTAATGATATTAATATACAAAGAACAAAATCAGATGGAACGGTTGAACGTCAACTTAAAGTTCCTATTGCATATGGACCTAGTGAAAAGTTTTTAGCTAAGTTAAATCAAAAAGACAATTCATATAGTATACCACGGATGTCTTTTGAAATTACGGATTATGCTTATGATCCTACAAGAAAATTACAGACTACAAAAAAATATAAAAAAGTAAAAGGTGCAAGTGTCACAGAATTAAATACGATATATAATCCAGTTCCATATGATTTTAATATTACTTTAACTGTTATGGTAAGATATAGTGATGATGGTTCACAGATACTTGAACAGATTCTTCCATTCTTTACACCAGAGTTTCATGTTGCTATGAATGAAATGTCTACTATGGGAATAGTACGTGACATTCCAATTATTTTAAACAGTGTTACAACAGAGGATACTTACGAAGGTGATTTTATAACAAGAAGGGCATTATTACATACACTTGAGTTTACTGTTAAAGCACATATATATGGTAAGACATCTGAGCAAGGTATTATCAGAGAGGTAGATGCCAACATTGGTGCTAACCTTAATGATAAAAAAGATGTAAATATGGATATTAAACCTAAAGCATTGACTGACTTAAACTCTGATGAGGTTATTGATGAGGCTGATAATGCATTAACAACACCAGCCAATGACTTTGGATTTATTGAAACGATTACGGACTTGCCATGAATAAAGACACTGTAGTAAAATTAAATAAAGTATTAGATATTTCTGGTGATCTAGTTAAAAGGGAAAGAGATAAAGCACCAAGCGTAGAGATAAATACACAAGACCTTACTTCTGAATATGAATTTTCTCAGCAGCAATATCATACACTTATAGACAAAGGTAATGATGCACTTGAAGAACTTTTAGCAGTTGCAAAGGAATCAGAAAATCCTAGAGCATTTGAAGTTGTTACACAATTAATTTCTGGTTTGACGAATACTACAAAAGAACTTTTAGTTTTACAGAAAACAAAAAAAGAAATAGAAAAAGAAACAAAAGATCCTTCGACAGTTAATAATTCTTTATTTATTGGATCAACGGCAGAGTTGCAGGAGTTACTATCAGCTAAAAAGAAATAATATGAGTGACCAATATTTAGGAAACTCTCTATTAAAGAGAGCGGATGTTCAACATAATTTTACAAAAGAAGAAATTGGAGAATATATAAAATGTCGTGATGATATTTTATATTTTTTAGAAAACCATGTGAAGATTGTCCATGTTGATGAAGGTTTAATTCCTTTCAGTCTTTATCCCTTCCAAAAAGATTTAATACAAACTATATCCAAAAATAGAAATGTAATTGTAAAGACCGGCCGTCAAGTTGGTAAGTCTACTACTACATTGGGTTGGTTATTACATTATGTTCTTTTCAATCAATCTAAGACGGTTGGTATTCTTGCTAACAAGGCCGCCACTGCTAGAGAATTGCTTGGACGTATACAAATAGCATATCAACATCTTCCTAAGTTTCTTCAACAAGGACTTAAGGAATGGAATAAAGGTTCTTTAGAACTTGAGAATGGAAGTAAGATTATAGCTTCATCTACATCTTCCAGTGCTATTCGTGGATTTTCTTTTTCTTGTATTTTACTAGATGAATTTGCTCATGTACAAAGACATATAGCAGATGAGTTTATTCGTTCAGTATATCCTACAATTTCATCTGGTAAAGAAACTAAAGTTATTATAGTATCTACGCCAAATGGTTTTAATATGTTTTACAAATATTGGAATGATGCTGAAGAAGGTTCAAATGATTTTACTCCTTTTAAAGTTCATTGGTCTAATGTTCCTGGTAGAGATAAAGAATGGAAGAAGAAGATTCAATCAACAATCGGTGAGGATGCATTTAGACAGGAATATGAAGCAGAATTTTTAGGTTCTTCGAACACATTGGTTTCATATGAAAAATTACAAGAATTATCTTATATTAGTCCAATATATAGAAAAAATGATGTAGACGTCTTTGAGGAGGAAGATAAAACACATTCCTACGTTATAACGGTTGATGTGGCAAGAGGACAAGGACTGGATTATTCAGCTTTTACTGTGTTTGATATTACAAATATACCTTATAAAATTGTTGCTAAATATAAAAATAACCATGTAGCCCCCCTAGTGTTTCCGAATATTATAAATATTATTGGAAAGAAATATAATAATGCTTATATTCTGATAGAGGTAAACGATATTGGTTCACAAGTTTCCGATGTTCTCCATCACGATTTGGAATACGAAAATCTGTTTTCAACAGCGTGGTATGGCAGACATGGGCAACAACTGAGCGGTTTCGTTGGTGGTAAGAGAGATTCTCAATTTGGAGTTCGAACAACAAAATCTATGAAAAAGATAGGTTGTTCTAATTTAAAAGCTTTAATTGAGGATGATAAACTCTTAATTCCAGATTATGATATGATATCAGAATTGACAACATTCGTTTCCAGTGCGGATTCATATTCTGCAGAAGAAGGTGCTAATGATGATTTAGTTATTACTTTAGTTTTATTTGCATGGATGGTCGATCAGCAATATTTTAAAGATTTGAGTAATCAAAATATTAGATCCAATCTTTATAAAAATCAACTAAATGAACTTGAAGATATGACAACACCATTCGGAATTATTAGTAATGGTCTAGATAAAGACTTGAGCGAAATAGATAATATGGGAAACGTTTGGACAAACGTAGAATAACAGATAATGCGTCATTGATGAAATTTATATTAATATAAAAAATGTAACTTATTGTATAAAGGAGAAATAACATGGCGTTTCAAGTAAGCCCGGGCATTAATGTTAGTGAGATTGATCTTACTACAGTAGTCCCTAATGTGGCCACATCGATTGGTGCTATTGGTGGTGGTTTTCAATGGGGTCCTGTTTTAGAGAGGATATCAATCACTACAGAAAACGATTTATTAAACGAATTTGGACCACCGCTTGATAATGCAGACAATGATGGTAAGTATTTCCTTACCGCTGCAAATTATCTCGCATACTCTAACAATCTTATTGTAACCAGAAATGTTGGTGCTGATGCACGCAACGCTGTTGTTGGTGACGATGATGCAAGTTCAGCAACAGCATCTAACGTTACTCATAACAAAGATGATTATGATGGTACAACTTATACAGCTTCATTATTTGTTGCAAAATATCCGGGTGCTTTAGGAAACAGCTTAAAAGTACTTGCTGTTGATGGTGCTGGTTGGGCAATAATTAAAGGCAAAGCTTCGAGTGCACGCACTAATGATGAAGCATTATTCCTTGCTAGGTTTGATAGCGCTCCGAGTGCTTCAACCGCTATGCAGGATTCTAATGGTGGTGCTACTACCGGTAATGATGAAATGCATGTCCTCGTAATAGACGAAGATGGTGCTTGGACAAACTCACCGGGCGATGTTCTTGAGGCACATGGTTATGTAAGTAAAGCATCAGATGCGAAACGTATTGATGGTTCAAATAATTATATTGGAACTGTTTTGCGTAATGAATCAAAATATGTTTGGTTAGGTGATCCTACTGAAATTACAGAAACGTCTACGGACAACGGCGGTGGGGCACCTGAGAAAAATGCTGGCGGAGTTATGGCCGGTGGTGATTTTAAAAGAATCAATGGTGT